GGACAAGAGACAATCGGTTTGCCGGACCGAGTCCAAAGACCGTCTGCTCGGGCGATACACCGAATACCATCGAGTTTCGGTTGAGCATAAACTTTCCGGGCGAAATCGACTCCACGCTTGTCGTACGAGTCGGCGAGCATGGGATCAAACTTGGTTCGGACCTTGTCGACGTCTTTGAGCTCAAGGACATATCCATCTTTGTCCCTTTGATCTTTGTATTTCGCTTCGACCTCGAATACTGCTTGATCAAAAGGAAGACGTTCGTTAGAACGACCTTCATTTGTTGTGAAAACCTCCTTCCAACCGGACTCGACTTTCTTTCCACCCTGAAGTCCAGAAACTGTTCGATGCGCGGCTTTAGGACCTACCACCTCGATTTGCATCATCCATTCACGGATCTTTCCTTTGGAGTCTCGCTTATAGAGAGTCGGCCAAGTCCAACGTTCAACGTCTTCAGACCTTTCAACGGTATCAAATCCAACTTTCATGCTGTTTCCTTTTCAATAATTGCAAATTGATCTACGATCGACCAGTCTAGAAGATACGAAGGAAATGGTCCATAGACCTTACCTTGAACCTTTGCGATGATGATCGCACGATGGGGAGCCCAGGTCTTATTTCCGTCCTGCCAGAGCTTTTCTCGATTTGCCTTTGCGACGAGCTTCTCGAGCCGTCGCTGTTCTTCAAAGTGGTTCATTGATTTGTTTTCCTAACAGGAATGAATTTTTCGAGAAGATCTTCTTTGCCGGTATTCTCGACGAGAACATACTCGACAACTCCATCTCCGGCGGGACCATCCCAATCGAAAGATCCGGCCATGACCGGACCAACATAATCACCTGCTTCCATCTTTGCGAGGATTGGCTGTTGGGGATTGACAGGACAGACATCATTGTCGGGTGCCAGTTCCCAAAGTCCACGTTCTATTGCTAGTCGAGCAATACGACTTTGCATTGTAATCCATTCATTGGACATTCAGTTTCCTTTCAAAGTGTATCTAATTGAGCTTTGAGATGATCCACGGCTTGATCGACGTGTTGCACCATCACGATTATACGACCATCTGTTTTATCATAAAGTTTCGCATCAACCAGAGTGTCGACCACGGCATCGATAACCGTCTTGTCGAGGTTTTCAAAGTAGGGGTGACCCGAAACTCCGGAGTGTACAAATGAGCGGATGAAGGGTGTATCAGCAAACGTTACGATGTGGTCTTGTCTCATCCGGTTTCCTTTCATAAAAAATCCTGATAGGTCTATTATAACCTACCAGGATTCCTTTGTAAACAGTTTTCTCCCTTATCTTACAATTTCAGCGATTCTTTTATCAAGATATGTCTTCTTTGCCTTGATCTTCTCCATTCGATCGAGGTCTCCCTCGTGTTCTAGTTGTCTGATGAAGCTTTCAAGATTGAGTGAATCATTTTGAAGACGTTCGACTTGAGCTGAAATCATTGATTTGTTCTCCGCTTTGTTGTTATTCGTCTTGGAGCAAACCCGGAAAGGCCTCCTTGACTACTTGACGAGTTACACCCTTAGGAGGCTTTTTGTTGATCATGTCAACTACAATTTCTGCATCTTTCGGGTGGATCGACTCAAGAACACCGATAAACATTTGTTCACGACGGACCTGCATAAGCTTTGGTCCTTTTCCGCCCTTGGCGAAATAAGCGAACTTCATGCATTCTTTGAGCAGATTGGAAGGGACCGACTCTGGACGATTTGGAGTATAAGGAGGAGCATCTCCTTCTGGAAGTAGCCAGACGATGGTCTTATCGAGTGATCCGCGAATGACGTCTCTTAACGCTCCCGAATCATTGTTCTTAAGGATTTGAACCTTGTCCTTCTTCGACTTCGCCTTGGCGACTTCATCGAGGACTTCATAAACGAATTTTCGCATTACAGAAAATCTCCTACACTGTCAATCAGGTTTCTACACCGCTTTTTGATAAGGAAGGGAAGAACCTTCGACTTAGGCGGCACTTTGTATTCATCGAAAGTATTTATAACTTCGTCTTTGAGGGCGTCAGGAGTCATGGTAAGATCAATCATACGCTTATTGCGCTGGAAGTTACGGTAGATCTCAGGACCCATCGCATCTTCGATATCTTCGGCTGCGGCCCAGGCGGTGATTTTCTTGGCCGTCATCGGTGATGCTCGACCTTCAGTGAGATAGAAATCGTCGGGCATAAGAACATTTGGAACACCGTCAGAACCATCACCCTTACAGATATGCTCGAACAAGAAAGAATGCGGATTATCTTCCTTCATGAGCTTCTTGGTACGAGGATTGAACTGAGCAACATTGTTGTACTTTTGGAGTTGGCCAAAGTCCTTATCGACTGATACGATCATGACCTCCTCGTGCTGACCAAACTCTTGAGTTTGTTCGACAAGAGTACCGATTATATCGTCGGCCTCGCACTTCCAGACTTGAATGACTTTGTAGGGAAAATTTTCCGTGAGTTCATCTCGAATCATATTCATGATACGAAAGATCTCGTCCCATTTGCCAGCTTCATCTTTGGCCTGATCGTCACGTCGAGATTGCTTGTACTGAGGAAAGAAATCTCGACGCCAGTTGCCGCCAGCATCACAACAAATGACCATTTCGCCATACTTATCGCGAAACTTCTTGTTGTACATTCGAAGGGAGTTGAAGATCATATGACGAATCAGGTCTTCTTGAATGTCGACCTGAGCCGCAAAAATCGTGGCCATGGCCACGCCGTTGTAGTCAATAAGGATCATGTTATATTCCGGTGGTTACATTTGTCTTATTATAACACGGATGATTACTTCTGTAAACTACTTTTTGAGATTTTTCACCGTGTTGTGGTTGATGCGACAGTTGATGATCCCGTTGTAGTAGTCGTCTCGAAGCAAGACTTCGCGATCGAACTGTTCCTTGGCTTCAAGGTACGAGAGTTCACCCTTTGACTCACAGAGGTAAAGTATCTCTCGAATGAATGCATCCTCACCATGTTCTTCAAGAAGTGACTGGACCTTCTCTGAGGATCCGTGGTACGTCATCCAGTCTGATTCTTTCTTGACCGACTTCCGTCTCTTTTCACCTTTCTTGAGGCGTGCCTTTCGGACTGACCAGAAATTCTTCTTTCCGATGTACTTCATGCCGGTGGATTTTTCCGTGATCATGTACACGAAACCTTGATAGTCGCCAATCATGTCTGAGGTAAATGGTTTACCTTTCCACAGCCAAGTCATTCTTCAGATGGGGTTTCGCCGATTTTACCGCGGGTCTTCCACTCATTTGGATCAACACCAAGACCGGTATTTGTGTCCTTCTTCTTTGGAGGCACAATCTTGATCTGTTTCTCGCCTTCTTTGTATTTCTCTTCGTTCATCGTAAACTCCGCAAATGATAGTGTCTGTGTTCCAACTTCCTTCGCATAAGGATCGTATTCATAAATCGGAACATGATTGAAAGCGCCACCCATGACTACAAATTCCTTTTTACCCTTAAGGTTTTTCTCGGCTGCCCAATAATCTCTTTGTGCTTCATATGACATGAGTATATATTGGATCGGTACCTCAGCATACATGATAGTACCATTACTATACTTATGCTTTGACATCATTTTTGCAAATCGCTTACCGGTACTCTTGTCCTTTGACCAAGATTCGGCTGGAGACGGAATATACTTTTCGAGATTGTCAACACCGACACCACGGTAGAGTTTGACAACCGTCGAATCGTATTTCTTACCATATTTGTTTCGGTAAAACTCTTGGGTTTGGGCATAAAGAGATCCAAGATGAGACTGAACTCGTGGACTCTGAAGAACCTCTTTCTTTACGTCGGTGCTGGCAAATCCACCATCTTTTTCTGAATTGTGAACCCAGAAATTTTCTTCCAGCATCTCGTTATTGATACCGAGATTTTTACCACCTTCTCCGGTAAGGGAATAGGAAATTGTACCACCAGTGGAGAGCCAAGTTCCAATAAAGGATCGCTTGAAGACCTCATGATCGTTTGAAAGAAGACCGAAATATCCTGGGGTATGATATTTCGGAGTAGTATCTACAAGAGCAAATACCTCATCAGCGCTTTGAGCGCGCCTCATAAGTTCACCGGCCGAACTATTGAAAATTGTAGATACAACGGTATACCCCTTTTCTTTAAGTTGATACTCATACGCGATACGTTTCTGCATTCGAGCATCTTTACCTTCACCCTCTTCTCTCTCAACGAAGATATCCTCATCTGGGATATCACTAGCCGATTGAAGATCGCGATAGAGCATATCTCTCAATTGCTCATCGGTAAATTTGTGATAGTTTACACTGAAATAAGACGATCTAAGAGTTCCACTATGTTTCGGCTTTTCCCATTTCTGAATGCCAAGAGCATGAAGTTTGGTCTTGAAGACCTCTTCATAATTGAGCATAATCGGATAGACTTTCTCAAATGTTGCTTTTCTTTGGGGAATCTTTTTCCAAAGTTCTTCAGCAGAAATAGATGGAACGTATGACTTATGAATACCGTTCGAGAAATAGTTTTTACCATAATCAGAATAGATGTCTTTAACCCCATAACCCGAAAGATCAAGAGCGGCACAAAGCATCATATTGTCTAATTCCGGCGCGCCGACATTTCTCTCATACCAAAGAGCGAGCTCGAGATCTTTTTGTTCTACGATTGGATCGTCTTCATTAAAAGAATATGATTTGCGTTGAAGGGTTGTATGATAAAGAACATTATACCAAGATTTCTTTGCATCTTTGGTATCATATGCTTCTTCAATTGTTGGTACTGTATCGAGTACCGCTTTCTTTCGTTCCTTTTTTTCTTGGTCAACTTTATCTTCGAATGGACGTCTTACGACACTCTTAGTATCAAAAGAAGTTGGGGTCAATTCCGTTTTGCCCGAAGGATCGGCTGGGATTGGATCAACATTTCTTTCCGGTTCGATCTCTTCAGGTGGACGATCAAAATCGAGTGGCGTCTTTACCGGCTCTTGAAGAACCGGTTCGGGTTTTGAAAAGACTGGAGTGGGAATAGTAAAATGATCTGCGATCTTATTGAACACAGCGTCAAATCGTTTACCCTGTCGAACAAGGTAAATCGCATTGTATGAATCAGAAAAGGGAAACTCATCTAAATCTGAGACGTTGTATTTTCCTCTAAATCTCATTCGTAGAATACGAGCAATTCGATAGCCGAATTTTTCGTAAATCTTAGATGGAATGACAAGAACAAATCCATCACGACGCTGTTTAAGCTTGATGGTCGGGTTCTCAATAGCCTCTTCGACCGCTTTCATTACAGTCGAAAGATAGAGACGAATATCAGTAACTCCCGTAATTTTGGGAGATATCTTCTTTCCTCGGATTATACCTGATCGAATCTCGATCGATTTCTTTCCGAATCTCTCACCACGCTCAAACCTTACGGCATGAGTTTTAGATCCCATCTCGAATTGCCATTGATCGGCAACATAGGCGATGGGTGGAATTTCTCTTTCGATAGGAAGGGATTTGTCGAAAGATTCTCCGATAAATTCTGCAAAGTTCATAGGTCTGTCCATAGAAATGTTTTTTCTATTTATTCATTTTCTTCGACTTCTTCTTCTTGGATGACCGCCTGATCGTGGCAGAAGGGGCAGCAGACCACAAGATCTGCGTCCCCATCAAGGATTTCGATAATGGCTTCAGTATAGCATTCGTTACATTCGATACGGATTTTCATCAGAAGTCCACCTCACATGCCCCACCCTGACACGCTGCACCACCAAGGGTATCGACTGCGACAAATCCCTTTTCACCAAGTTCATCGGTCCAGTTGATTGGAACATAGTTCTTCACGATCTTTTTCCATCTATGGAGAAGATAAACATCTTTGAGACAGTTATCGGCGACATTCATATCTCCGTCAAGATAGTTATCGGCGAACTGTTGGAATCGACGTACCCAATCTTTCTTCATCGAGTTTTCACGCGAATCATAATCGAGCGTTTCACCAAATCCACGAGCCGTAGCGGTAGCAGTCCAAAGATTATTGAACGCGTCAAGTCCATCGACAATAAGACCAGAGGCGAGGATACCAGCAGTACCGTACTTTGAGACAATTTCATCTGCATCATAAAGAGAAGTGAATGGGGCTTGGTCAAATGCCCGATCGCCAAAGTCTGCCATGAATGAGATGCCAGCAAACCACTTACGATTCTTGTAGACGTAATCACCGACTTCTTCCCAGTCTTGAACATCGACAGTGTTGGATACATTGTGTCGTACCCGTGGGTCCACGCATAGGTCCGTATCTGTACCAAATTCGACCCAACTTTGCTGAACGAGTTTCACCTTCTCAAGCAGATTAACACCTTTGAGTTCGTCCTTGTAGATTGAACCTTCCGGAGAGATTACTGGGAATGCGATCATGTAATCTGTTCCAGATGCAGAACCTCTCGATTCTTCAACCATAGCGGGATTCGTCTTAGCGATTAGCTGAGAAACTTCTGATTCCTTATTCATCGTGACATGTCGGAGCCATTTTGGTGCATGCTCACCGTGAATGCCAGACGCAGTTTGAAGGAGAACGGATGCATTACCGGACGGCTTGACGCAAGTTGCTCGAGCTGCTGGATTAATGCCAATGATCTTTGCGACTTCTTTGTTGACCTTAAGAATAAGCTCAGCCCCTTCTTTCAAGGTCTTCTTGTCGAAAAGAACCTCTGGATTGTTCATCCATCCAGTGATGGAACAGCCAAGAAGGGCTTCTCGGTCAAAGATCTTCTTAGTCGTGTCTGAAAGGAATCGGAAATCGGTATAGCCAGCTTGAAGTGTACCAAGAATAGCAGCAGCACGACAAGCCTTGAAGAAGTTTTCTTTTGAGTCACACATACCTCCATTGATTTCGGTAAGATTACAGCCTTGCCAACCAGACTTACCTTCATATTGGGGAAACATACCGATCTCCACACATGGATTGGTTGTATGTTCAGTTGAATCGACGAACACAAAACCTGGTTCGCCGTATTGCTTGATCGATTCAAACACTTTCATGAAATCTTCTTCGGTGACTTCATCGCGAACGATGACTGCCGAGTT